GGTGACTTGTACCGTGGGAAGCATTGGCCTTCAACCGCGTCAACGACATCTGATCTGATCGCCGTCAATCTGGCATTTTCGACCATCAACGTTATTTCGCCCTCGGTTGCGGTGAACCATCCAAAGATTGTTGTATCAGCGACGCTGCCTGACAACGAAGCCCAGGCTTCCACCAATGAGGCTGTCATCAACTACTTGTGGCGCCATCACGACTATCAGAAGCCATTCAGGCGTGCTGTCAAAGACTTTCTGATCTTTGGACATGGCTGGTTGAAAGTTGGGTGGCGGTTCGTTGAACAGGAGCAGACCCTGGGGGATCGCGATTTGGACGCCATGTACGCCGAGCAGGTTGCCACGGCCGACTCTGCGGCGATGCAAATGCCTGCCCTGGCGGGCGATTTGCCAACGAACGACGAGATCGCAGCGAATCTGCCTACGTCTGCGATGACGATTGTTGAGGATCAGGCATTCGTTGAACGGGTATCCCCGTTCGACATTTTCGTTGATCCTGAAGCAACATGCATGGATGACATTGCGTGGATAGCGCAACGCATCGTGCGGTCCCTGGAGGACGTTCAGTCGGACAAGCGGTATAAGCCGTCGGTGCGGAAGCGTTTGTCTGCCGATGCGGGCGTCAAGGGCGCCCGCGATGACGGGTTGGGAACAACAGAGCAGTACGTCGACGATGACCGCATCACCTTGTACGAATACTACGACATCGAGTCGAACACTGTGTCGGTGTGTGCCGAGAACGGTGACGAGTTTCTCCTAGATCCGATACCGATGCCGTACGCCTACGGGCAGCCGTTCATCATGTTGCGCAACTACGACATCCCAGACCGCTTCTACCCCCTGGGTGACCTCGAATCCATCGAATCTTTGCAGTTGGAGTTGGATAAGACCCGTTCGCAGTTGATGAATGACCGCAAACGGTACGCCCGCAAATATTTGTACCATGAACGCTCATTTGGCCCTGAGGGCCGTGAGGCGTTGGAATCTGATGACGATGGGCGTCTTGTTCCCGTTGTTGACGAGAACAAGCCTCTCAGCGAGGTTGTGGTGCCGATGCCGCAGTCGCCTCTCAGCCCCGAAATATATGCTTACTCCAACATTATTGAGCAGGACATCAACACGGTGTCTGGCGTCAACGAGTATGCCCGTGGGCAGATGCCTGAGATTAGGCGTACAGCGACAGAAGCATCCATTATTGCGGATGCTGCGAACGCTAGGGCTGCTGACAAGTTGGCGATAGTCGAGTTGGCTATTGGTCGGATCGCCAGGCGGGTGTTGCAGTTGATGCAGCAGTACATGACGGGTGAGCAGATTGCCCGTATCGCTGGCCCAGATGGGCAGGATCAGTTTGTGTCGTATGTCCGTGAGGACATTATCGGTGAGTTCGATTTCACCGTGGAGGGTGGTTCTACGCAGCCGATCAATGACACGATTCGTAAGCAGCAGGCTGTTTCATTGTTGAACGCTATTGCGCCTCTGGTTGGCACTGTTATTGATCCGCAGGCGCTGGCTTTGCATGTGTTGCGTGATGGGTTCGACATCAAGAATCCTGAAAAGTTTTTGGTGCAGCAGCAGCCGATGGCCCCCGAGGGGGGTGGGGGTGCGCCTCCTGTGGGGATGCCTCAGAATGGGGCGATGATGCCTCCTATTCCTGACCAGGTCGGCGCTTTTGCGCCGACTGGTGGTGTTCCCCCCGAGTTGTTGGCTCAGTTGCAGAATCAAATGGGGATAGAACTGCCTTCTTTGTGATCGAAGTGGGACACCGTAACTTTCTATCAGGAACAACCATCTAGGATTCCTTGGAGGCCAAGTGCCAGAATCAGAACCAGTGGAACCCGTCGAATCGGCGGACATTCCAGAGGCTTCAACAGAAGAATCAACAGAAACCGTTGAATCCGAGACGTACACCATCAAGGTGGACGGTGAGGAGCAGACGGTCACACTGGAGGAACTTCAAAGCGGATACCAACGCCAGTCGGATTACACCCGTAAGACGCAGGAGTTGGCATCTGATCGTCAAAGGTTGCAGCAGGCCGAAGCCATCGCTAACGCGTTGGAGTCGGATCCCGCTGGGACAATCTCTGCGTTGTCAACTGCGTTTGGTGTGTCGGACACCCAGGTATCTCCCGAATCTGATGATTCGTGGGAAGACATGGATCCCACCGAGCAGCGCATAGCAAAGATTGAAGCCCAGATGGAGTCTCAGGCTGCAGCAGCGAGACAACAGGCCATCGACAAGGAAGTCGTTGGATTGAAGTCCAAGTACGGTGATTTTGACGAGCGTGCACTGTTTCAGCATGCGCTCTCGAATGGAATCCCCAACTTGGACGCTGCGTACGCTCACATGAGGTTCGGGGAGGTTGCTGCTTCGGCGGCTAAAGCCCAGGCGGATCGTGAGGTGACCGAATCGAAGCGGTCGACTCCAGCAGTTGAGGGCGGTAAAACCGTTCAGGCTGGGGCGGTTGTGTCGAACAACGATGGTCAGCAGGCAGGCTCAATCCGCGAGGCTTTTGCGTTGGCTAAGAAGCAGTTGAGTTCAACCTGACTCATTACCCTCTAAGAGAAAGAAACCATCATGGCTGGTAACAGCAACTTTGATGAGATTCTCTCCACCACGCTGAACAACTATGTCCCCAAACTGGTGGACAACATTTTCAGCGCGAGGCCTCTGTTCTATGCCCTGACTAACGGGCAGACGATTCGGCGGATCTCTGGTGGAGCGAAGATCGTCGTTCCAATCATCTACGGTACGAACAGCACTGCTGGTTCGTACGCCACCACGGACACCATTTCCACGACGGCTCAGACAGGCATTTCGGCTGCTGAGTACGACTGGAAACAGTATGCCGCAACGGTGACCATCAATGGCATGGAAGAAGCCAAGAACAACGGCGAAGCCCAGATCATTGACCTGCTGGAAGGTAAAATCTTCCAGGCGCAGGAAACAATCATCGAGAACATGAACACCATGTTCTGGGCTGACGGCACTGGCAACAGCAGCAAGGACTGGATTGGTCTGGACCTGATTGTTACAAAGCCCAACACTTCCCTTGGTGGGATTGACCCGACTGGTGCGGGCAACTCCTTCTGGGCGTCAACTGAGACAAACCAGGGCGGTGCGCTCACTTCTGCTGGAATGGCAACACTGTACAATGACGTTTCGGTCGGCAACGATCAGCCGAACATCATCATCACGACGCAATCCTTGTACGAGGCTTACGAGGCCACGCTGACAGACCAGATTCGGTACACCGATACCGATGTGGCTGACGCTGGCTTTCAGAACCTCATGTTCAAGGGCGCACCCGTCACATTTGACGGGGCTTGCACCAGTGGCGAAATGATGTTCCTGAACACCAAGTACCTGCAACTGGTTGCTCACAGCGATGTCTGGTTCAAGCCGACACCGTTCGTGCGTCCAACCAACCAGGACGCTGTGTTCTCACAGTTGCTCTGCTACGGTCAGCTCACATGCAGCAACCGTGCGCGACAGGGTTACCTGTTCGGAGCTACCTGATCCTGATGGGACGAGGATTCGCACACGCTTACAAGGTTGGCTCACGCCCATACGGGCAGCCCGTTGGCGACAACTTTCGGGATTCGACACCACGGCCCCAAACCGTGGGGTCTTCCCGAAACGTCCAGCAGGTCAATCCGACAAGCAGCGAACCCGTTGTTCCAGAATCGGTCAGATGCAGTTCTCTGACCCGCGACGGGGCGCCCTGCAAGGGGCGTCCCGTCGGGGACGGAGACTTGTGCGTTTTCCATAGGGAGTAGCCGTGGACATTTCGACCATGCGGTCGTATGTCCGCTCGGTGGTTGACATCGATACGTCGGACATTTCCGACGATGTGATGAACCGCTTCCTGGGCGAAGCCTACGATGTGATCGTCTACTCGGAGAAACGGTGGCCGTTCTTTGAGGTTGCGACCACGTTCGACACGGTGGCCGATCAGAAGGACTACACGCTCGCCGTTGTGGGCGCCAGTGTCACCAACGGGTTGCGTGAAATAGCTGCCATTAGGACCGACAACCACGTTCTCGAATACATCGGCCGCGACGACGGCGATGTGATCTACCCGTTGGATTCCAACACCACTGGCAAGCCGTGGTACTGGTCTTTTTGGGCTGATTCGGTGCGTCTGTATCCGACACCGTCGTCGGCCGACACCATTTATG